CATGGCGAACTTTTCACGGGCTTGACCTATCATCACCTTGAGTTCGGCAAGTGTCCAATCCATGATCCAAACACCTGATCCGTGGTCTTTCAGCAGAACTTCTTCTGGTTTCAGAACGTCGGCCCAGATGAGAATCTTCTCACCAGTTGCCTTAGGGTCACGCACAATACGCATCACCTTAGTAACTGGATTGAACGTGTAGATGACATAGCCACCGAACATTCTTGCTGCCAGTTCAACATATCCTGCATAGAAATCATACGTGGCCAGACCACCAGCGGCGTTGTAGTTCAGCAGATAAGTGTTTAGTATGGCGCTACTGAATGGATCAAATGACGAAGAAGCCGGTCCTGTATCAAGCCCAACGGTGCGTCTGAACAATGATCGAATGTTGATGAACTGCTCCGGAAGGGTGTATGTATCCACATCTTTTTCTGTGGTGAACAGGGTGTAAGTTTCTTCTGTGGAGTTTTGAGCCCGTTGCCTATACACTCTTATGGCATATTGATATGCCGCTTCGTAGTGTGTAGGGTCAAGTTCAATGTCAACGATGCCTGAACCCAACCTGTAGCCCAGGTTGGAAAACATCTCTTGTTTTAGTTCGTCTAATGTAAGTCCTGAGGCCATAGTGTTTCCCTGATAATCTATTTATCAGAGAAGGAGCCATGGCTAATGTTGTTGAAGTAGGGCCCAGGTGAGCCATTGTCGGAATGCGCCATATACTTTTTCGGCTTCCTGTTCGCTTCCGATAGAAACACCACGGACAACAAACCGATCTTTCTCAATCCGCAGCATTTCGGAGTCGCCCATCTTGAAAGTTATTGCACCCATTAGTTTATCCGTGGTGTCCGTTCCCATTAGATATCGCCTTCTTTGCGGTTCTCGCTGGCATCAATTGAAAAGACACCGCCCGGATATCTCGGCATCAGCTTTTCCATGTTCCGGACAATCACTTCCTCTTGTGATACGCCCAGTGCCCGGCATGTATTTGTCCAATACCAGATTACATCACCCAGTTCCTTGACAAGGTGGTCGTGAACCTCTTGGGTCAATTCCTTACCATGAAACACAACCTTCTTGATAATCTCCGAAAACTCACCTGCTTCACCACACATGCCCATGGCACCGGTCAGCAGCAGTGGCACATTCACATCAGAGTTGACCTCAACCCGATGAACGGAGTTGATAAAAGAGGGAAGGTCATTGCTTGCCGGGCTTGTTATGGCCTCGACAAATTCAGCGTACTTATTCAGATCAATCATGTTATTCCTAAAATGATATTTTACACTATTCAGGGAGAGAACACAAGAAAATAGGCGAAGGAATAGGGGCCGAAGCCCCCATTTCCTTTTTACCAAGCCTTGACTATAATCGTTCGCTCGTTGCTACGACCCTTCGGTGTAATACCAACTGACTTGATTGACTCAAAGAATTTACGACCAGCAGGCTTGCTGCCCATAACTTCCTTCAGTTGCTCAGCCGGCTTGCGGAGAGTTTTCGTCTGGCTCTTCACAGAATCAAACCCAAGAATCGTTGTTCCCTTGACCGTCAATGTCTTGGAGTAATCGTCAGCAACCAAATAGGTCAACTTACGCAACTGGGTATCGTACAGATACGCCTCAGAGCATCCATGCAGTTTCACCGGAGACACACTGATCAGATCCAACTTCATTGCAGGATCCTTGAACGCCTTCAGAAACTTCATCTTGGCGACTTGCTTCTCCACCGGAACTGCCTTGCGGGCACGGGGAGCCTTCGCTGCCTTCTTGACGCTGATGTAACTATTCAGGTCACTCAGAACCAATTCAATGAATTTGATGGTGTTCTTGATTTGTTGCTTGGAGTAATGAGCATACGCCTGAACCAATTGAGCGTCCTTGCCTTCAAGGAGTTCCTTCATTTCGTTCAGTTTCTTCGTCCAAACTTCGGTGATCATGCTGATGTGATGAGGCAGCACATTCTTCTTGGAGACTTCATCCATAGGACGAAGGGAATGCTTTGTCGGGGAACCAGCAAGGAAGTATTCGTCAAAGAGACCTTCAAGTTCACCTGCGGCTTCACGCGCCTTTTCGCGCATCGTTTCCTGGATGTTGCTCTTTGCTGTGGCAACTTGATCCGGAGACTTTGTTGTTTTGCCGAACTGACTGACGCCCTTTACTTCGGGCTTGTGAATTGTTTGAAGCAACCTGGTGATTTCGTTCTCCAGTGCCAGCATTTCATGTTCAGTCAGATCCAGACCGCGCAGAACCATACGAGACAGCCACGCGAAAGTGGGCAGACGGAATTCAGCATCGTCAACTTTACGCATGACCTTGCCGTCGGCAACGCGATCATGGAAGTCAAGATAAGTTGCCAGCATATCGCGGGCGTCTTTCTTGGAGTAGAAGCGGTGATACCAGTTCAGTGAACGGGCAATGGCAGAGCCACGATTTTCGGGCATCGGTTGTTCCGCAAATAGCGGTTCGTCGCCCATATATTTTTGATCGGCGTCACGCGGGTTTAGCGCCTTGACTTGTGAATGATCTTCGGTCTTTTTGATTTTGATTTTACGAGTTGCCATGAGTTTCCTTATGTGTCAGTATAACACTATTTAGAGAGGGTGTCAAGTATCTGGATTAACCCAAATACTGAATGTTAGCGGGGCGCACCATGGCGTACTTGCCGTCGCGTTTGATCACGACATAGCCGTGTTCGGTGATGTTGCGCTCTGCCCACGGGGGAACGTCACCGCAGTCATTGTGAACTGCGACCATGTCCCATACTTCCTCTTTGTCGTAGAGTTTGTCTTCCTTCGTGGTGTATGGTCTCCAGTTACACCATGTGAAGCGCGTCTGTGACTTCGGGTATTCGATCTGAATGACAGTGCCGGCTTTGACAAGAAACATTAGTTTGCCTTGAAAAGGTTTTTGAAGATCGGGTGGATGCGCCTGTACGCTTTGTTCCGGCGTACTGTTGCCTCATTGACCCACATGTCGTATTTGTTGTTCCTGAGGTCAGTCTCAGAAGTCGCAGATTTGCTGTTGCGATAATTGAGGCGGCTGATCATTTCAGCAGAGTATGCCTCTGCGGCAGTATGCGCGGTGCGATATGATCCGCTGTTGATGACGATGCAGCAGGCGAGTTTAGCGTCTTTCATGCGTAGATTTCCGATTTGGTGTTGAAATAAGTGTAGGGGAGACCGTTGAGGAAGCAGAAATACTCCCAGTCGCCGTCGGCGCGTGAACCTTCCATGAGCCAGCGCAGGGCCATCTCGCGGGACTTCGCGCCATTGAGTTTGCAACGGGTGACTTGAATCTCAAACACCTCGATGGCGTGAGCTTCATCCTCTTTTTCCCTGACAGACGATGCTTCCATCGCACTGATCAGCGAGTCCCACTCGGCTTGCTTTTCCACCGGGTTCATTGAACCCCAATCTGCCCACCAGTTCTGACTCGGGCGGAACCCGAAAGCGTCTTTGTGCAGATCAGAAACAATGTCGTTGTCGTATGTCATTTTGTGTCGTTTTGCGAGTTGATAGAAGTATTATAGCAGATTTGGGTATTATTGTCAAGTTTGGGTACGGGTTGTCAGAAAGTAGCCCGAGTGCCAAATCTGTCCGATTGGTCCACCGAGGTTCGTTTCTTTGGTGTTCAGGCGTTCGCGGGACTTGTGTGCGTAGATGCTGACACCACCGCACTTGTCGTACCAACGCAACAGAGTACGGCAGATGTAGCCGATATCTTCGCGCTCGGCACACGCCATTTCGGAGTGTACACGCCCATCTTCAATCAGTCGGGCATGCCAACGATTCTTGATTCGGGTGACTTTGATTTCGGGTTCCATGATGTTCTTTCAGTAACCCGTATTATAGCAGATTTCGGGTTTATTGTCAACCGTGGTGGAATGATAAATATAACTATGCCCCGTCTAAGTTTATACCGTCCCGAAAAGTCAAATAACTATCGGTACATTGATCGTACCATTGCCGAGATGCTCCAAGCTGGCGCCACGGATCTGTACATTCACAAGTATCTCGGACCAACAAATCAGGGACCATCGGTTGATGCCACTCAACCGCAGTATGATTCACTGGATCCTACTCATATCCAGGATCTG